TCAGCAGTTACTTTCTAGTTCGTAAACCGTAACGTCTGAAATCTGATAGCCGAATGGGTTTCCTGAAGTGAACCCGTCGATCACATCTAATATCGCTGGGCAGTCACAACTCGACACAGTGTAAGCGAGCTGATACCACGTTGTGGGAGTGTCACCCTCCAGCCATCGGTAGTATATGCAATAAGTGCATCCGATACACTCGCAAACTAAAATCACTTCAAGTGTGTCTGACCGAGTGCCACCCATCGGCAACGGAAACGTTCCTGAAACGCTTCCGCGATATCCCGGAAAAGCACCAGGTGACCACGGCTCGCAACTGATGCCATCTTCGTCCTGCATTCCGTAATAAAGCAGGAACTCTCTGGCCGCCGAGCCATGCGTCCCGTTTCCGGATGACCAGAGGAGTCGCAACGTTTCACCCATCGGACGACCGCAAATGCAATCACCGATAATGGGAGGTATTTCTTCACAGTCACACTGCTTGCATCTAACCTCAATCAGATCGCCATTCGGCAGCGTTACGCTTGCCGACAAATCCGCACAGCCGGTGACTGCAACTGGCTCCTGCTCCTCACCGTCCGAGGTTACGGTGATAATGCAGTTTCCGTAATCGTCTCGGCCCAGCGCAATCGACAGATCGTAATAGCCGACCGTGCCTTCCCAGACCGGAGGATCACAAGGATATGACGTGTCGCAAATCTCACCCGCGACAATATCGCCATTGTAGGGCGTAATCGTCACGCACAAGCAATCACACGAGCACCGGCAATCCCCGCAAAAGAAATCATTGCAGCCCGTGTCAGGATCAACAATCAACGCCAATTCTCGTGGCTCGTGCTTGCGCCAGCTCAACGTGCCTTCGAGATATGCCGTTGCCACTGCCACCGTGCCGCTCGGATCTCGGCAGCTTGCCCCCTCGTAGCAGGTCGCACGGTAAACTTCCTCGTCGTCGAGAGTAACAACATATTCGCATTCGTCGGTCTCGTAATTCCTCTCCCAATACGATACGAACGAATGCCCGCCAACCGTGCCTGTCCATGATGTTCCGGCGAATGTCGCTGAACCGTAGGAGATGCCGTCTTCGTAGGTCTCCCATTCAAGACAAAGCTTGCAGGGCAACGCCCCGCAGCATTGATCAGCCGGAGCCGTGTCGCAAGTTTCAACCGTGAATTCTGCACAGGGTTTCAATCGCGTTGGCGATGCTTTGCGAAGATAACGCGGAGGCATCAGTCGCACTCCGGCTGCGCACAAAGGTCGTCGATGATCCATTTTGGCGTACACGCACCGGTTAGCGGGTACATGTAGGTGGCTCGACCTGTCGTTCCAACCAAGTCCTGCGGGGTCAATCCGTAAAGGTAATTACAGATGTCGTAGACATGATAATTGCCGCCGTACTCCGCCCCCGGTGGTGTGCCAGTGCAGCTTTGGTTGTAGTAGGTCGCAGTGACGACAAGCGTCGTTTCGGAAACGTAGTCAGTTTCAGGGCAAAGAACCTCAGTGATTGTAAACCAGATTGTGTGGCCGCCGCCGGTGCCGCCGCCAGCGAACCGACCAATCAACGCCCGGTCGTCTGTCGCTTCTTTTGCCCGATGATGCCCGTAAACAACAAACGGCCCCGAGCCTTCCTCGACTTCCCATGACCCGACAATCGGAGAATACTCAACCCCCGGCTCGCTCGGGTCACTGCCGGTCATGATCACGACGCCAAACCGAAACGCCCAGCCAACGCCAGTTTCTGTCGACGACGGGACAGCAATCGGAAACTGCGAATTGAAAAGAAACTCGCCATCTGTCGCCGTCGGCTTTTCGACGTCGATGGCAGTCACGTTGTTAATGTTCCGCGTGCCTGTCACTCTCATGCACGCATAGGAGGGAATGACCTCGCTGCCTGTGTTGTAGACGAACACGCGGTGCGGTGATGGCTCGTCCAGCGGCCTGCGTTGTGGAAAGTTCTGCGTTTGCTGCGCGGGCAATTGCTTGCGGCGAAGATAATCCTGCCACAGTTCGCGACCTTGCTCGGGAGTAAACCACGCGGCTTCCACGTTATGTTGCAACCTTGATCAAAGTAACCTGCACCGGAGTTGATGCCGTGTCGGAATCGAGGTACGTCGATGCTAATGCCCCGACTCGCGGAAGATACGCCACCTCGCCGGGAGGTACGTCGAACCATTTGACGAATGATCCGGCCGCGTCGCCTCCGACTGATACGATTGCCGTGGCGTGTAGATTCTCGATTCGACAGGCTGCACTGTCTGTCACATCACCGGCCGCAATGACCTCGTGCGTCGTTCCAACCACTTGCACATTCTGCGTTTTCAGTTCCGACGTTGTCGTTTTTTCCACGACTTTCATCGGCGGATTATCGACCACAACGCTGTCACGAGCGAACTGAAGCTGCGACGTGAACTTGAATGAGTTAGCCATTACAAAAGCCCCAACGCTGCATAGGGTAAAGAATTGTAAATTTGAGTGTATTTCCAGATTGCCGCGTTCGGGTCAAGCTCCTGTGTCCCATTCAGCTTTAGCAAAACAGGCTTTGTTACTTCTTGCCCGTTCAGGTCTCTCGCCCGCACCGGTACAACAGTCGTGTCTGGAGTTGCTGACCCGTTAATCAGAAGCCCTTCATGCCGCCATCGTTTGTACCACGCCTGAGCTGATGTCGCCCCCATCAGCGGTAAGCGGAACTGAATGCGTGCGGTCACGTCCCATTGCTCCAATGGCAAACCGTACTTGAATTGATTCTTGGCCGAGTAGCCAACGATGCGTGCCGTGCCGGGTGGCCATCCCAAAAATGTGTCTGAGTTTGTCGCGTGCCGATACGCCGCGAGCGCATACGCATTGAACGTGAAAAACTTTCTGCGAATAACGGCGACAGGGTCTGAGATTTCCATCGTCAGTCCTTCGACCTGCTCTTTGCACGCGGTGACGATTGCCTCCCCGTCGTAATCACGATCGATTGGTTCCGTTGATGTCGAGTCCGACCACTCAATCTCAACCGTTGCATCAAATCGTTTGCCTTCGTATTGCAGTGTTACGATTGACGATATCGGCCCCACCGACTCCATCGTTTTAGTTTTCAAAAACGAATCGACACCCGAAACGTGCCGTGATCCATACGCCGGAAGCAACGCGGTTTCCTTGATCGTTTCGGCATTATCGTCCACGGCGTGTGTGACGAAATACGCTTCGGAATGGCTGTAGATTGTCGGGAATGCGTCGTACTTTTCCGACGTGCCGCTGCCTCCTTCGCGGGACCACATTTTTGTCGCGTCGATGACGGCCATTAGACAATTGCCTCCATCTGCATTGTGTTGGCAGTGTTCTGACGCACGTCGTCCCAAACTTTCATCTGATCTCGATCCAACTGAACGAGAATTTTCGCCTTTGGCGGTTTCGGTGGTGGCGGATCTTTAAGCAGTCGAATGATTTCCTGCATTTGATCGGGTAGCCGCATTCCAGGGCCGCGGGTCAACAAACGGCCCTCGGTGACTGGCGTTCCTTGCATCAGTACAGACGGCCTCATCTTCAGGTCGATGCTGCTTGCTGCGTTCTGCACTTCGCTGGAAAGCGTGGAGCCGACGCCCAGCATTCTGTCACGCATCTTGTTGGAAAACTCTTCACCGAGTCTTCCGCCAACAGCCCCTATTTTTTCAGCAAGATCCTTTTCGCGTTCCGTCAACTGGCGGGCTGCAATCTCCGGAAGTGATGTCAGTTGCGATTGAAAGCCATCAATCAGGCTAATGCTTGCCGCTTCTCCGAGCCCTGCCATCAGTCCTTCAATGCCGCCTTCACCACCCGAGGCGATGAACGCAAAGATTTGGTAAACCGTTTCGCCAATGATCCTGCCAGCGTTCGTGATGATTGTGATTACGCCGTTAAATGCGTCGCGTATCAAGTTGATGAAGTTTTCACCGAACCACACGACATAAGCCGGAATGGTCTGCGTGAATGCGTGCATGATCACTTCTGAAATAGTAATCATTGCCAGTTCAGTCGCCGCTTTTGCAATCTCCCAAACGCTGCCCAGATTCGTGACGATAACCTCCATGAAGGTAAACGCACCGACGATCACATTGATAGCCTGAACGACCTTTTCTTTCACCCAGTCCATGATCGGCCCGATGTTCTCAAGAATCTTTGTTGCGTATTCAACGGCAGGCACGAGCAACGCGTCAAAGGACGTCGCCAGCTGCTGCAGCCCTGCATTGATCAGCACGCGAATTGGGGCAATGATTTTCCCGATTGATTCCATCAGCGTTGACATTGCAGAGTCAGCGCGACGACCTGAACCCGCGACCGTCGTCATGTCCGCCGCTTGCTGTGCCAGTCCCTGATTGGCGATTGCCATAACGGCCGCAAGTCGTTCCTGATTCGTCCGCATGTACATGATCTGCGGATTGACCGCCGCAAATGCGTCAAAGTTGCCTTCAAGGGCTGATTTCAGATCGCCCATAGCAGACGCCGCGTCTTTTCCCATCGCCGCACCGAGCCCAATGGCGGCCTTGGCTGCATCGTCCATCTTGCCCGTAGCAAATCCCATTCCCGACGCTTGCTGCATTAACGCAAGGGCTGCATTGTCGGATACGCCGGTCATCTTCTCGATGGACTTGGCGACATCCTGCATTTTTGACGTCGCATCTGCGGCTCCGCGAATCTGCAGAGCGGAGTTTAGTTTCTTCACTGACTCTGTTTGTGCATCATAGGCCGCGTTGATTCGATTCAGACCACCCAATGCCGCCAATGCCGCTTTGACCGCGACATAGACGGTTGTCAGCGTTCCGGTAACGGCTGCCAGTCGTTGCGTAGACTTACCTACGGATTCCGTTTTTTGCTCAAGACGCTGAAGCGATTTTTCGACAGCGGACATTGCAGGCTGCGCCTGATTCTTTCCGCCGATGACAAAATCAATGCCGTTGCTCACAGGTTCCGCCTCTTGTCTCGTTCGCTTTCGATTCGGTATTCTTCGCTTCGCAGAATGCTTCTCAGCTCGAACCACCACGCCGACTGATCGAGGATTCCGCCAGTCACTGGCAAATGATGCTCACTCGCTGTCAGAATCTGAATATCACTGTTGAGTTCCGGCCCAATGAATTTCATGGGACATTGACCAACCTCGAACCATCCATCCTTACAATTCTTGCATCCTTCACCGCCACATTCCGGACACTCAATTTCCGCTGGCTGCTCTGGTGTTACAATGTCGCGACAACGACCAACGCAGGACTTGCAGAGTTCACCACATCGCACGAGGGCTGCGACTCTGATTTTTTTTTATCGTCTGGTGTTGCTGACGTGGACGCCGCTAAGAACGTGAACACTTCAACCAGCTCATCAAGCGTCAAAACATCGCCAATTGTTTCGCGGCTGAATTCGACCGGAATATTCTCCCAGCCAGTTAGACACATCGCCGCCGCGTCTAATAGTGCGTCCATGCTCGCCGCGATGTCACCACCGCCCAAGCCTTGCAACAGTGCGACCAACTTTCGCTGCTGGTTGAGAGTCGGCGTTTTCGCGAAAATCTTCGGCTGCGGCGTCTTATCAACGTCGCATGCGAGAACCATTGTGAGCTTCGATGAAGGGTCAAGACTTCGAGGCATATAAATCAATCAAAAGTGATAGTGAGTTCAGTATCTGCGGAACCGCCCGCAGTACACAGCCAAGTCAAATCGTCCGACATGATTCCGTTGCGGTCGCCTTGCTGCTTGTTTTCAATTTGAGCTTTGGGGGCTGCAATCGTGATCGAATTTCCAGTTGCTCCAATCTGCATCGAAAACGCCTGAGCGGAACTTGTCAGCCACAGAGCGTCACGGTCCTGTGTGGCTACCAATGCAGATTCGGGATTCGCTGTGATGACCGGAGCCCGATCTGTGACAATCGCGGAAACGTAGCCGCTGCGATCACTCGCATTGACGCACTCTCGCATCGTCACCGTGTTGCCGGAATCGATTTCAACTGATGCCGTACACAGTGCAACGGAATTGAATGTCAGGGCACCGTTAGCGACACGAATCGGCAACACGGTCGGATAGGTCGGGGTCAGAATCGCGATGTCCGTTTCGTTAGTTGAATACTTGCCCGTGAACGTGAATTCAATCATCGCCTGTTTGCCGGTTTCCGCGATAATCTTCCACGTTCCCATCGCACCGGACAGAATCGATAACTTGCCGTCTTTGTATTCACCAATTGTGAGTGTTTTTACTCCGGCCGCGCCGCCAGGGCCTTGCGTCACCGGAGACAGCACGAGCCCCGTCGCAACCCAGCCGCACGCAGGCAACAGCACAGATGCCCATGAAGGCAGAGTCGTGCCGTTGTACGACATCCCAAAACGTACCGTGCATGTGCCCTGCATTCCTTCTGGAATACCCGGCAGATAATTAAACCCGCCCTGGCCCTGTCGTCGCGTGATCGCCACGTTTGGCTGAATGGTAAATTCTTCCGCGTTAAATGCGGCTTCGGCTGCAGTCAGTGACTCTGCAGTGCCAACGGTTGCTTCGACCTTAGCAGCGAATACGCGACGACGTCTCAAAAGTCCGCTCATGTTTTGTTCCTATTTCGACACGAGCCCTTCAGCCCGCAGAATGTTGAGTTTGATCCGTCGTTCCATCTGCTTCCGCAGTTCGTCATTGATTCGTTTAATTTGCGGCTTTGTGAACTTGTTTTTCACGTATGCCCCAAACGCTGACACCCCTCGAAGATGAATGATTGGCAGACGTTCTTTGCCGACTCTGCGGAACGCATTGCCCTTCCACTTCACATTCATCACGCCCGGTTTCGGGCCTTGGAATGCTCCGTCGACCCGATTCCGTCCGCCCTGCTTCGAAATCTTGAACGATACGCCGCGTTTGTCCTGCCGTGCTCCGAAGTGTCTGAGTCCGAGCCGTCTGGTTTTCGCAATACTGACTGTCGTGTTTGGCTGGTCCGCTGTGGCTTTCGCGTGAATCTTCAGCGGGGCTTCAGACTCTTTTTTCTTGATGGCAATAACGCTGCGAACGTCTCGCCCAATGTCCAGTTTTGTTTTCTTCGCAGCCGCGTTGATCGCCGCTGCCAGTTCTCGCCCAAATTTCTTTTTTGCTTTACCGACCGACTCACGCAACCGTTTTAACTGCTTTGCGTCGATGTCAATTCCAATCATGCTGACACCGTCGTAGGATCGTTCTCCGGTACTCGATACGTCACCAGCAATTTCACCATTACACCTGACCGCCCGCCCGTTTCCTCCGTGTAGGATTCAATCGGCCCGAGCGTTGTATTGATTGCCAGTCCGCCCCACTGATGCCAGTTCGTCGCATTAGTAGCCGCCGCGATAATGTCTGCCCCCATGCGATTCTTGAACGTGTCAATCGCTGTGGTTTCTTCGTCTGAAGGCTTCACAACCCCGGCGACAATGACTTCCATGTCGTAAGCAATCACGGGCGGATTTCCCGGATAGCTCAACTCCGCGTTCGGCGTCGGATCGCCTTGGGAGACAACCACGACTAAATCTTTCGGCTGCCATGTGGCAATCTGTGCCGAGCGAACCGCTGTAGAAAACGCCACCGCCATTCGCGTGCGGACGTTTGCGACGATTCGTTCGTTCACTGGCTCGGTCATTAGATCACCGCAAACTGACAGACCCCAGCGTCTTGCGACATCAGAGTCATAAAAGAAAACCGTTTTGGAAGTGTCTGTCCAACCTTCAACACAAACTCAAGTTCATCCTTGCCGATGTTGATTTCGCTGGATGCGATTCCAGACCGGCAAGAGTTGTAGACTCGAATCGTTGCTGTCGGTAAAACAGCGTTTCCAGAGGCGTCAAAAATGGCGGGCGGGTTACGCTCGATAATGGCGAGAACCGGACGTCTCCCGCCGCCATTTGGAAAATACACAACCGACTCCCCGAAGTTGTCGAGCAACATCGGGAACCCTGCGGCTGCAAAGTGTGAGTCGAATGTCGTTCCCATCAGTCACCTCAAGTTGTGATGTTGCTCAGCAAGTGGCCGGCCTGTGGGTAAAGAACAATCTCATCCACGTCGTGGCGAACTCGGATCACATCACCGCGAACCGTTTCGTCGCGATAGCTTTCCACTGTTCCGCCGATGGAAGAACCATCTTCGGCCCAGTGGAACGTGCGGCCGATGCAAGGATCACGCATGTCGGCACTTGTCGACACCCTGCAAACCATTGCGTACTCGCCCGACCAAATCTGTGACGGGGATGCGGCCTGTCCTTCCTTTGCGCCGTTCTTGCTCGTGCCAGCGACGATGACATATTCCAGGTCAAACGCAGCAGCCAGCATGGCGACCGTCACGTCAGTTGCTTTGGCTTTGTCGCCGGCCCCATTGGACTCAATGCGGTCAATAACCTGAGCACTGTTGCGGAGGTTACGGAAAACCTTGCGATTAATCACAAGGGCATTTGCCCATAGACCAGAGTTGTCGTAGATCTTCTGCACGGCCGCTTCCACGTCTGTCAGGGGAACGCAGTTTGTCGCGTCGTCCCACTCGTGCGTGATGGCAGTCGTAAGCGTTGATCCGCCGCCGGTCCATGTCGACCCGAAAACCGCATCGGCAACACGCTGTTCGGCATTTCGCAGCACAGCAGAAAACGCACGCATGGTGCTGATCTGCTCTGCTTGAAAATAATCGGCGTACATCTTCGCTTCGCGATCGTCAACAGGCTCTTCCGTGCCGTGCTCTTCGGTCGCGTAAGTCGCTTTGTCGAACGTGAAGTTGCCGCGTGAGTAACCGGCCCCAGGGGCTCGGCGTGTTTCACGCTGCTGAAGCAATTGCTCAATCGGAATCTTGCCGAAGTTTCCGGCCTGACTCTGCACATCGACTACAGGAAAAACCTGCGTTGCGATGTATCCGGCCTTTTCAGATTCCAGATCGAATTCGAGGAACGTGGCCAAATCCGGCCGCAGTGTAGCCAAGCTACTGGTTGGCGATGGCATTGCATTTCTTTCTTCCCGATGCAACGCGATTTATGAAACATGGTAAAAAGTCGCCGGGCTTTGGTGGCCACCGCCACCCGGCAACGCATCGGGCTTCGTTATGTCACGGCAACCGGGGTTCCGTGAATCAATGCACATTCAATGATGTCGCCGTCGGCTGTTGCTGCTTCGAGTGCCTTCGCGAACAGAAACGAAGTGGACGCCGCTGTGTCTTGCACCTTGCCACTGGCTTCGGTGTAGAGCGGGGCGGCGACTGCAAGAGCTTCAATGGCGATCATCTTAAACGTTCCGCTGCTATTCCACAGCTTCACATCGATCGCATCGCCAGCAGCAAACGCCGCTGTCTGTGCGATTCCGTCGCCAACTTGCGTCAGGCCAGCCGTAACGACTCGACCATCGGCCTCAAAAATTACGCGGGCAAATTGTGCAATTGCCGCATCGGCGATGAAGGTTTTTTTTCCAGTATCGTACTGTTGACTCATGGTATTAATTCCTCACAGAAGTGATGATTGATTGAAATCAACGCCGCCAATCAGCGAGCGTTTGCTTCTGCGAGATACGCCTCGCGAAGTCCAGGGTGGTTGCGGTTTGCCAATGCCACCGCCTTCATCTTGTTGTTGCCAGTCTTTGTCATTGCAGCATCAACAGCCTGATTCCAGCGAACACTTGCAGACGGGCCACTCGTGCGAGCCTTGGCGACTGGCTTCACGCCACGGGCCTTAGCTTTGGCGTCTGGCTTCTTTTCTTCGTCTTCCATTGCCATCGCTGGCTCTTCCTCTTCGTCTTCTTCGCTTTCCATCGCCTTGGATTTTTCTTCATCCATTGCTTTGTACTTAGCTAGTTCTTCCTCCATTGCGGAGACCTGCTTTTTCAGGTCTTCGTTCTCGCTCATCATCTCTTCAGCGGCTGCGGTGGCAACGGACGCCATCGGCAGTGACCGTTCAAGGCACTTGACGATGAAATCGGACTTGGCCTTTGGATAAGCCGCTTTGATCTCTTGAATCGTCGCGGCGACTGGTGCGGTAGACATTGGTTTTCCTTCTGCCTCGCGGTTCTCGCCGTCCGAGCCTGCTCCGAATAGAGCAGCAACAACTCCGTGCGGCATGGTTTTGACTTTTGCGAACGCTCGCCCGATGACGGGACTTCCGGCAATTCGTTTTGCCAGTCCCATCTCAACAGCCTGTTGAGCGTTTAGGTACGTTTCGTTTTTCAGGATGGCCTTGATTTCGTCTTCGCTCTTTCCGGATCGAAGAGCATAGGCCGAGACCATTGACGACTTGAGCTTTCCAAGCATTTCAGACTGGCGGGCAAAGTCTTCATCGTCACCCTCGACCTGAGCATAAGGATTGTGAAGCATCATGTAGCCGTTGCTGCTGATCTCCACGTCATCAAATGCACAGGCGATGAAAGATGCGATCGAGAACGCCGACGACTCGATGGACAGCGACTTTGGCCCCTGATATGCGGCGAATGCGTCGTGGATCGCGAAACCTTCAAAGACAGATCCGCCTTCGCTGTGAATCTTGACCGCGATTTCATCCGTGCCATTTGGTGGCAGTTGCTCGCGGACCATCGCCGCAGAGATTTCACCCTCTCCGGTTCCGATGACTCCGTCAATTCGAATTGTTTTTGTCATTTTTCTGCCCCGTCATAAACGAGCTTCGTGATTTCGGCTGCGGTTTTCCTGACCTTTGTCCCATCCGGCATCGTTAGCTCTCGTGACGTCTCAAATTTCTTTGTTTCCGGGTTTAATTTGGTCTCCAGCTTTCCTGGGGTGATTCCCATTTGCTTTAGCGATGTCGTAGCCTGATCAATTGTCAGGCTTGTTTTCTTCTTTGGCAGTTTGACGTTGTGCGTTGTCGGCTGCTTTGGCGGGGCCGCTTCTTTTGCAGGCTCACCACCGGGGCCGCCAAAATTGACATCGCCATCGTCGCCAATGAACATCTTTCCGCCGTCTTCAGTTGTTCGCCATTTACCACCGCTGGCCGCCCGTGGCTTCCGTTTCGCCTTTGCCTTTGGTGCTGATTCATTAGGTTCTGGCGCGTCCGCTGTTTTTTCCTGCACAGCAATCGCCGCTGGGTCTTGCATCGCCATCGTTGTTCCGGCTGGCATCGGCAACGCGATCAGATCCCGCCAGGTGATCTGTGGTCCTTTTGAAAACTCTGCGTTAATCGCAGCAGCTTGCGTCTGTGCCCTTTGGATGGCGAACGCATTGTCAGCGATTGACTCTTCTGCGATCTCTTCCCAATCCTTGCCCCGCGCCGCGTGCAATCGTCGCGGAGACGTCAACGCATTTTTCAACTGCTCCGCATCGCCCTGAGCGTCTGCCACTGGCTCGATGTATGACCACGTCGGCAAATTCCAGTTATGTCGAAAAATCGCATCGCCCAACTTGCTGGCGGCTTTGCGAAGTGCAGCGTCTTTTGTTTCTTTTAGGTGCTGAGACAACTTCCAAATGTACGCCGGTCGGTTCAGGCGTCTCACCAGATTCTGCTGGTCGGCAACGAATCCTTTGCGAGCCTCATCAACTGCCCCACGCCATCCGGAAAAGTTCGTCTCGCTGCCGTCCATCAGGACCAAGCAGAGAGGCAATCCGAAGTTCACGCCGATGATTTGCAGGATCAGTTTGACCTGCTGAAAATATTCTGAGTTTGGAACGTTTGGACTGAAGCCTTGCAGTTCTTCCCCAGGCTGACCGATGACTTCCATGCCTGGCGATACGCCTTCGAGTTGTCGCGTTCCGGCCTGCGTTGTTTCGACTGTCGCGTCACCGTAAGCACTGTCAGCGGATGGCAGACGATTTCCGCCAGCCGCCATTTTGCGGAACACTGCAAAGCAACTGACAACCTGCTGTTGTACGAGCTTCGCGAAGTTGATGTCTTCCAGCATCCCGGAGATTGAAAACACTGGGGCCAACTGAGTGACGCCCCGAGTTGGGTTTACCCGCTTCGGGTTGTAGACGTGAAAGACCTGCCGGATCCCGTCTTCATTGCGGACATCAATCGGAGTGCATTCGCCAAACTGGCCGAACTCGCTCAGCTCTTCCGCAACGTAGTATTGCTCGCGACGCCCGACTCGATTCGTCGTGACTCCGAGAAACGTGTCCTCGACCTTCGACTTCGTGCGAATCAAATGTGATTCCAGAAGCTGGAACGGCCCTTCTTCGGTTCCGGTAACAACAATATCGCCGTCGACCGATTCACTGCGGCAAGCCTGACGCTCGATTTCCTTCCAGGTGAGTTCACCAGCAATATCGCATTGATCGGGGTCAGTCGAAACATCCTCCCACCATTGCCACAGTGCATTGTCTAGCCCCTTGTCGCCAGTCTTAGGGTCAAGCGTGAATCCACTTTGAACGATGTTATCAACGCGACGATCAGCCAGAATGCCGACAAGTGCGTCATTGCGATCCATGTCCCGAGCTTGTTCGATTAGCTCGTAATACTTCGACTCGGTTCGAAAGTGATAGTCAGGACCGCTGCCCATCGTGGCAACGCCCGTGCGTCGTCGAACGAAGCGACTGTGCCGCGTGGCGTCGTAGTCTGCCCGAATGTCAGCAAATGCGGACTGAATGTTGTTCGGGGCTTTGCTCATCGGAAGTTCGTCCCCGCTCCGAGGAATCGAACACTGCCGCCGCCTGAACCGTTCGTCGCTGGATTTGCCGCAACGAAGTCACGCGCCCGCTTGAGCAGGCTTTCAATTTTATCTTTTCCAATTGACAAAGAGCTGCTCTGGTTGCTCGCAGACTCCGGACGCAAAATCAGCCAGCGTGTAGCCGCCGTGATAAACGACTTGGCGCGTGCAACGCTGGCGACTTCCTCAAAGTCTGCGTATTCGATCAAATCTGATTCGATGTCCGCGATTACCATGCACGGACGATAACACGAAATTTGATTCGTGAAATATGTAGCGGATAATCAGATTATCAGTCGACGATGTTTTCTAGAATCCACCGCACAGCCTGTGCCCGATTGTTCACCGGCTTGCCGTCTGCAGTTTTCGCTCCGCTGTCTTCCAGCGTCCGCAACTTGTCCCGGAGAATGCGAGCCTGAGCGCGTGACATTCGCACATCGACGTTGCGGGGGATGTAGCCCTCACACGCCGGAGGATTCTCCAGCTTTGTCGCGACTGGTTGCCGAGGCTGTTCACTGACTTCGGTGCCGTCAATTCGTGGAAGCGGTTTCGCCATTATCGTCTCTCCGTTGCAAGGAATGGTTGCCCGTGAGGATTCACAAGCCGTGGTTTCGGTTCTGACTTCTGCACTTGCTTGATTGGTTCTGGCTCTGGAGCCACGAGCCGCAGTCCAGTGCATCCGGCCGCCGCACAGGCCAGAGCGTAGGCGTCGAGCCAGTGGTTGTTGTTCTTGTCGTGAACGATCCATTGTCGCTTGTTGACCTTGCCGTCAACTGGCACAAGTTGCTCGGATTCGCTCACCATGTGGCGGGCGAACTGTAGGTGGAATTTCATGTCAGCATGTGGCGGATCAAACAGGGCGACACTTCCAGCCAGTCGCGTTTGATCCATGAAGGCATCAACCAAGAATCGATCCTGCCCCCACTTCTTCCAGAACTCTGTATTCACGTTGTAAAGCCACATTTCGCGCCGCTTGCTGTCGGCCGTCTTGTGTGCGTAAGCCTGCAGGAATGGCTCATAGTCCTCGGTTTGCTTTTTCTGCCGAAAACGATCCATCGACCATCCCTTCGACGGATAGAACGGGGCTCCCATCTGATGGCAGAACTCGTAAATCGATTCTGAGAAGTCTCCCGAGTCGACTAGCACAAGCAGCGGCTGTGCGTCCGCAAACACATCGCCGTCTGCAAATTGCTTTAGGCTTTCAAGGATGGCCAGTTCAATCGCCTGCTCGCTGGAGAATTTCGACAGGCCATGAGTTTCGACCACTCCATAGTCCGTGATCCACGAAACAAGCTCACGAGTGCAGGACAGTTTGACCCAGTGTGATTTGTATTTGCCGATATCGATGCCTACGAATGAGAACACCCGAGCGTCCGGAACTTCGCCCTGCTGCAACCCCGACAACTGGCCAGCAACTCGCCCTGGCGTCAGCGTCGATGTTTCAGCCTGTTCCTCTGGATCCGGATCGTTCTGATACTCAGCCTTAAATGCTGACAGATTTGTGTCCGCGATTTTGTTGTACGCTTCCTGAATTGCTGAATGGACCGCCTGACGTCCGTCCTTCAACGTGATCTCTTTGAAGTTGTCAGCAAGCATCACAACGCCGAGGTGCATCGCGTCACGATTGGCCAGATAAAACTCAACTGCATCCATTCCGTGTCGGTCGCCGTCTCGCTGTGCCTTGCGTCTGCGGGCGATGTATTCGTCCCACAGGTCCAAGCGATCCGGCCACGACTGAATCCAGCCGTACCGCTCGCCTTCCCATGCTGGCTTCTGCTCTGGATCGGTGAACTGAGCGGAAACGCAATAGGTGTTTTGCAGCGTCGTGACCATCACCATTGCCAGCGGCTTGTCCTGACCCTCCAGTCCTTCAATATCCTTCTCGATGATTTCGATCCGGTCTTCGATCTGCTGGAGACTCTTGGCTGATTCGCGGGTTTCCGGGTCGTCGATGATTAGGCAATCGGGCCGATCGTCGTCGATATTCATTCCCCGAAAGGCGGCATCGAGACCAGCGAAGGCCATCTTGACCCCACCGAATGGCGACCACTCTTTGCCGAGTGACTTCAGGAAGTCATTGGCGTTGCCTGGCACTCGGGGGAGTCTCAGGAAGTCTGTTGAACTCCAGTTGATGTGCGTTAAATGCCCGTCGACGTGTTGACGTGCGGCTCGCTGCGGAGCCCCTTCCAAGTGCCGTACCGGTGCGCAAATTTCAGGGAAGTCAGCAAACAGTAGGTCGTTGTTCCCCCACTCATTCCGATAGTCTCGATAGATTCGGCCGGCAAGGTTTGTTGTAGCACAGATCGGCACGATAAACCGCACGAGTTCACGAGCCGTCGCATAGATCAGCATTCCTTTCACAATCGTCGACTTGCCACGACCACGGGGAGCTGCAACTGCTTTTTTGCCGCCAGTCGTGGCTCTGTCATGGATTGTCTGAATGATGCGGCTGTGGACCTTGCCGAATGACTGGCTGAACTTCTTCGGCATGTAGGTGCGAAGAAACAACTCTGGATCGGCAAGGCATCGCAAGCGGCGGGCAGGATTGACGCACTGCGGGATTTCAATGCGGGCTGACTCGGATCGCTTAGCACGTTTGCGGGTGGCGTCTTCGGATCGGTCATCGCTC